GTTCCGAACTCAAACTCAACTTATCTCATTTAAGAGCTTAAATTCTTGCTTTCGCAGAGATGTTATAAACACAATTTCCACCCATCTATTATGTAAATAATAGATTGACTCATCTTCATCCTAACAAACACATTTATAGCAGCAATACTATATTTAAATGTTAGGCTATAAGACTACAAGTACTTTTGTGTTTAAATTCACTTGTTTAACCATTTCCACATAGTCCAACCCCGACTGGCTGTAATTGTGAAAGCTTCTTGTGGACATTCTACGTCTTTGATGTAAAACACTCTCATACACTTGTAGGAATTTGAGGATGTTACCTCAACAGTATGTACTTTACTAATATCACTTTGAGTGACATCAGCAAATTTTTTCGCATCGCTTAGTAAATCATTTGTTGCTTCAACAACATTAGACTTACTATTGAGAATATCATATCCTGATACCCAGAATAATATTTTTTCTGATTCCGAATAAAAAAGGTCTTTCATAATTGTTATTTTAACATAAACACTTGTAACCTACTTAAAGTTATCATTGTTAGTGATACTTTTTGCATATTTCATAAAGGTTATTCCAAAAAATTTTACGATAATTAGTTCTAATAAAAGTTTTAATTTCATTATACCATTCATCGTGATTTTTATTAGGAAAGAAATCAAAAATGTCATCATCTCCAGATAATACTGTAAGATGTTCTGTTGTTAATTTGAAAATAATAAATGCTTGCCCGTAGCCACATAAATTATAATCATATAGTTCATTAGCTAAACAATATTGAATTTGTTTTCTTTTAGATAAATGCTTAGGAGCTTTATCTAAGTAAAAATTCTTTTTTTGTTTAATAAAGAAGAATTCTGAATATTCTTTTTCTTCAACAGTGTTACTTGTACGAATAAATACAGGTTTCAGCTTTGTACCTTTGTTGAAATATTCAGGTACAAGAAGTTTTATTTTAACCCAATCTCCAGTAAAATAACCAGAATATTTCTTTTTTTCACCGTTATCAAATGTTTCTTTTCTACATTCTGCTAAATTGTAAAAAGAATCAGAATAAGGATTTATTGGTTTCATAATTAAAAAACTCAAAAGATAATTGAAATTTTAAATCATTTCTTTTAAAATTTCTTCAAAATATTCAATCTTTGTTTTTAATTGTTCTTTTTTTTCTTTAAGGTATTCTATTTCTGCAAGTAAATTATTTTTATCTAATTTTACTACATTCATAACCCAAAGAGAGGTGTCACTTATTTCTTTATCGGAATCTACAATTTTTACAATTTTTCTTCCATGTAAAGTATCGCTTCCTTCTGAGGAATTTACATATACTCCCCAAATGTATGTTTTTTTCATAATAAATAAGTTGATTAATGATTGATTGGTTAAAAATGATTTATTGTTGTATTTTACACTAAAAACTCCATTACTCTGAAATAGGCTTTAATTATACAGTAGGTTTTTAGTAGATATTTACTAATCCTTTATTGAACCTGTATAATGCAGTTATTTTACATTTTATAGAGAAACTAAGTGTCCTCAATATCTTGGAAAGAGTTTGAGTTTTTTACAATGACCTTTTAACTCACATGATTTTCTCATGTGAAACTTGTATTTATTCTGCAATCGCCGTAGCTACACATATTATGAAGTTCTGTTGCCATTACGCCCTATGAACTCTACAAGAGGTTTCAACTTTTATTTATACACGGTTAAGTCATCATCAGATTGTTTTCGTGTTTAAAAACTTAATTTACCATGTTTGTGGTAAAATAACGCGCGGTTCAATATCAGTATTCCAATTTATAATGAAAGGTTTAATTTCATCACAATTTTCTACTTCTATTCCACCTAATTTTTCTACACAACCTATTTTAAAAATAGACATGTGACCATTTGAAAGAAGCATATCATACTCATTATGATATGCTTCTTCAAGTACTTCAATTATTGTTTCATAAGATAATGTATCTTTTGTGAAACATAAATTTGCACTGTAACCTGTAATGAAAATATACATAGCTGTTTATTTTATTTTTAACATGAAATTGTATATTCAATACTATTACCATAACCTATACTGGTAACATTATATCCTAAATATTCAAGTTTTATGATAATTTTATCAAGGTCAATTTCTTTATTTTTACCAAAAGCCATATGAAGAGTGGTATAACCACCTCTGTTAAACATTTCTTGAAGTATACCTTCGAGAGTTTGAGTTTTGTCTTCTAATGCTTTACGCATTTGTTCAGCAGTCATTAAAGTTTGCATAATAAAGAAATTAAAGATGAGAAGTGTTTGTTTTTTGGTAATACAAAGATAAAGAAAAGAATTTATATTAAAAAAACAAAACACCTAACTTTTTACAGAAAGGTGTTTTTTATTACCAACCTTTACCATAGTTTGTTGGCGAAGGAAAAGAAGAAACATTAGAGTGAAGATGTACGCGTTTCGCATACTCTTTTACTTTTTTCATCGCAGCACGATATTTTGGCAACGGGTAAGCCATTAGCCACTTTACTGATTGAACAGTAATTTCGCCAGTATACTTGTAATTTCTTACAAGTCTGTGATGAATGTGAGGGTATTGTGTCATGTTTGTAAGATTAGAGTTTTTACAAAACATTTAGATAACGATTTATTTTTCGTTATTTTTTGTGTTTTGAGAATTGAGGATTATGAGTGTTTTTGAGTAATGTATTGATTATCAGCACTTTAACTCAAAAAAACATCGATTTTGTGAAAATAAATTTTACATAGAATCGTATATTTCTGTTATTTTTTCACACACAATCTTAGACAATTGTTCTATACTTACTACTTCATCTTCATAAAAAAATAAATATTGTGAGTTTTGAATAAAAGTTTCACAGTTTATTATTTTCTTAACAGTAATAAGAAAACCCATTGGCATACCTATTGAAAAGCTAAACTCGATATTCCAGAATTTTCTATCAAATTCTTCATATAGTAAAGAATCAACTTTACTACTAACTTTATCTACAAAAATTGTTCGCAAAACTTTATGCTCTGCATCTAACATTCTCATATTAAAGTCATGATTATCAAATTCAGGTAATTTTTTTACAAAAAACATATTGAAAAATAGATTGTTAAGATGACTATCGAAATAAGAAAGATTATACTTCCTAATAAGTAATAAGCACGAAATCTTCAAAAACCTTCATAACTCGTTGATACTCAGTGAGTTACAGCGTTTTAGCTACCGGTCAAAAAAGACCGCTTTTCTGGCAAATACCGGTCAAAAAAGACCGCTTTATGAAAAATCATTAAATATCTTAGATACTTCGTTACTAACAAATTTACGTTTTCTTGCTATAAAAGGATTCATAACAAACAATTCTCTATCTGCTGTAACAAGTCTTCCAAGTATTCCTATCTTTACTAAACGTTTAAGTAACTTACGCATTTTATCATAATGCAATTCTAAGGTTGAACTAAGTGTTGTTATAGTGTGTGGCATGTTATTATTAGTATATAATGCGTTGTATTCAGTTTTAAGCATTGTACACATATCTAATATATAACCTTTGTCAGTTCTACTTAACAATTTACTTTCAGTTAATCTTTCAAGTACAGTTACGTTTAATGAAAAATAATTTTCATAATTTAAGCATACAACATCAGTTTGTTGATTTGTAAATGCTTTAATTGTTGTAAGTACACCAGTTTCAGTGTTGATTTTTGCTGCAATTTCATTATTTTGTAGCTTGATTGTTTTGTTATACATAAAATTAATATAATAGTTAACAATTAATACTGTTAAACTACTATATTAATCGTATGTAACAATTCATTTAGTTACAATAGTGTAACCACCTTACCATACCACTTACAATATTATCTTTCAATAGAAGGCTTGTATGATACCTTAAATGAGAATCTAATGTCAGTATTGTTAGGCAATTGAGAAAAACAATGTGAATTGTGATAAATAGTACAACTCTTTTCAGAGAATATCTAAATATCACAACTCACATTACTTTACATCCACATGAAAAGATGACTACTATTTTACAGTATTCATTATTTCATTCCAAGAAATGTCAAAAGCTATTGTTTTTATAGCAAGACCTTTTACTTGAAAATGATGCAATTCACATTGGTGAGGTAAATCTGGAAACTCTTCCAATAAATGTGGTTCAGTTTGTGCGGGATAAATACTATCCTCAGAATGTCTTACAATTCCTTCAAACAATACTTCTTCGTCTGATAGACGGATGATGCGATAAGCTAATGCTTCCATTGATATTTATATGATGGTGATGTTGTGAAATTAGTATCGCATAAAGGAATCGAACCTTTATTTACTGCATGAAAAGCAGTTGTCCTACCATTAGACGAATGCGACGTTTTAAGCAACTCTAACAATAATACAGTGTAATACACTATACCATCATTAAAGTTGATTAGAGAGTTTCTTTGGTGTCAATTATGACAACAGAAAGCTAAGTTGCTCAAACGGATTTTCACAATTTCGAGAATTGAAGTTCGCGCCTGTAAACTTTGACATAAGGCGTAATTCAATCTTGTTCATGTGTTGATTGCGAGCAGCTATCTTTGCTGCCAATTTTTCCATATGGTAAATCATGGTGAAAGAAATTTAAGAGTGAATTTTTGTGTTTTACACCTAAAACTATTAAGGTTTCTAATGGCTTATACCATTTTTAATTTACTTAATAGAAACTGGTGCGCTCAACATCTTGCAAGGTTATTGAGTTTTTTAATGATTACTACCCTCTGCAAATAGTCTTGCAGAGGTAATACTTCTAAATATTACTCTCAAAGAACTAAGTATAGCATACTTTTCAGTACACTATACTTTTACACATTACGCAAAGAAATCTGCGTCTTCGCTTTCATTGTTTACAATACGACTTGCGTTGTAAACTGTGCCACTTTTAGTGACATTCACAGTTTCGCCGACAGACATTTTTGTGTAGTTTTTCTCTGCCACAAGACACCATTTATTCACGTTGTTTTTTGCAACGCAAATCCGAAAGTTGTTCTTGCGCTCACCCTTTGCATTTGTATAAGGGTATTGCACACCATCACCCATATTGGTGATGGTAGCCGTAGTTTTAGCTTCAACACTTGTAGTTGTAGCTGTGTTGTTTGCAACGATTGTTTCGTTCATAAAATAAGGAAATGAAATAAAAAAAAAAGTAAAAGAAAAAAAATACCGACTGACGTGTTTTTAAAACAAAGCGGTAATTGACTTTAAGAGTAAAGAAAGTTCAAGTGTGGGATAGTTACTTTTTCTCCACATAAGGAATTAACTTCCATGCCATCTTCTTTAATCAGTAAACTGGCATTACACCACATAGAAACAAACTCATCAGTGTTATCACTGTCGTTTGTTTTTTTTACTGCCCATGCAGTGGCAGCACGATAACGTGCTTCATCGAGTAACTGAATTACATTGCTCATAATAAAAAAATGAGAAATTAAAAATAAGTGGAAACAGTCTTACATACTCAACCCGAAGGGAATACAGCTGTTATAGTCCCAATACTAAGAATCGAACTTAGTTTATACCATCCATTATGTGAGCTATTATTCACATATGGTATTGGGAAAATACCGACTTATAAACTCAACTCTTGCGAGGAATAAAGCGGTTATATGTTACAAGTTATTTACGTTCTTTATCTACTACCACTGGTAATATAAAAGCCGTAATAACTATTGTTGCTGCAAAAATAAAACTGGTCATTGTTACAAATTGCAAGTTTATGTGGCTTATCTTGCTTGCCAAAGTTAACCTCAGAAAATACCCATTAATTGCTTATATCTGAGAAAAACTCAAATCTTGTGCAAAAAGTATACGGGGTACTCTCCGAAACTTAGGAAAGGGTATATGGGTTTATTGGGGTATCAAAACATAAACTACTTTATAAACAAAAAGTCAAAATCAAAATTTTAAAAATTTACCAAAATAATTTATTTTTCACAAGATTCATTTTTAAATGCTTGATAATCAACAACTTAATTATTTAGCTTGGAGAATAATTTTTATTTGTGCGTATTACTTTATACAAACTACAAACGATAAACATGATTTTACAAATAAAAAAACACTTAAAAAATTTAAGTATCAAACATAGACTTCGATATGATGAAAAATATGATTATCATATTGTAGAATTAATAGATTTTAACATTATACTTCAAATTGGTTTTATACCAATAAACACAATAGTACATCATTTTGATACTTTTGATTTAGTAACAAAAGATATTATTAAAAATTTAATTGGTATAGAAAGATTAAAAAAAATACAATACGTAAAACATAAAATTGAATATGTACCTAAAACTTTTATTGAAAATTATATAAATGAAAATAAGCATTAAAGAAAAAGAATTATCATTATTTGATTTTTACATAGAGTTTTTAACAATTGTAATTAGAATCAAATTAACACCAAAAGAAACACAAGTTGTAGCATATTTAATGATGCTGAATACAGAAAATAAATCATTTACTAAAGAAGAAAGATTTAAAATAGAAAGTTTAATTACAAACAAACCAGTTAAGGAAATTACACAAACAAGTATTATAAATAATTTATTGTGTACAAGTTTAACAACAAAAAAAATAAATGGTGAGTACTTAATGGTAAAAAATAAAAAAACTTATATTTTACATTCTAAACTTCAAGAAATAATTAACAACATTAAATCTAAAGGAACTGTAGAAATAACTTTTAAATATAATGTCATCTAATGAAAAAATGTTTTCTGAAGTTTCTAAAAAACTTAATATTCCAGAAAATGTAGTTTCATTTGTTTGGAATAACTATTGGAAAGGTATAGCAGAAGCTATTAGACGTTGTGAATATTTAGAAATAAGAATACCATATCTTGTAGGATTTACATTGTCAACATATTATGTATCAAAAAGAGTTTTATTTTTTAAAAATGAAACTTTAAATACAATACAAAATTTAACTAAACATATAGAAAATAAATTAAATCAAAATGCCAACGATAAACGAATTAGTAAGCGCACATCTCAAATCAGAAGCGACATCTTCAGTAGGTTCAAAGAAAAACTCAATGTTAGAATCGAACAATATAATCAAAGGGAATGCGGAATTGATAGAAGCAATTCAGAAAATATCTGATGTAGTAACATCTACACTTGGAGCTAAAGGTAGATTAGTTCTTTTAAATAAAAGAGGTCAAGTGTATGCAACAAAAGATGGTGTAACTGTTGCAGAACATTTAAATTTTGAAGACGGTGTAGAAAATAAAGCTGCATATTTAATTAAACAAGCTGCACGTGCAACTGCTGACGCTGCTGGTGATGGAACTACAACTACTGTATTATTGTTAAATGCTTTAATTAACAACATTATGCAGTTACAACCAACAAACATTTATAAATTAATTGAAGGTCTTAATATTGCTCAACAAGATTTTGAAAAGTACATTGATAGTATGAAACAAAAAATTGACCTTGATAAAATTTATAATGTTGCATATACAAGTAGTAATAATAATGCAGAAATTGCAACATCCATTCGTAAAATTTATGAAGTTTTAAATGATTGGAGTATAAATGTTTCAATAGAAAAAGGTGATGATATTAAAGATAGTGCTATTATTCATTCTGGATATAACATTAACCATAAAGCATTTTCTCCAGTGACATTATCAGAAAACGCTTTTGTATTTTTAATAAATGATAAAATTACAAAAGTGAGTATGAATTTAGGTGAAACTATATTTAAAGCTGCTGGGGAAAATAAAGAAGATGTACTTTTAATATGCCGTGAATTTACAGAAGATGTAATTGAATATTTTAATGGAGATTTTAGAGAAAGATACAACATTAATGTTTCTTTAGTGAAAATAGATTTATACGGTCATACAGCATATAACATGTTTTATGATATGGCAGAATATTTAAACTGTAAAGTTGTTGAAGGTGGTTTAGAGAAACCATATAGTTTAAATGATGCATCATTTCCTGGAACAAAAGTTAAAAAAATCATTTATGATATTGACAAAACAATTATTCAAAAATCATCTGGTAGTGATGATAGTGATGACAACAAAGAAAATTATCAACGTTTAATAAATTATATTGATGTTTTAGAAGAAGAATTGACAAATACAAAAGATTTTGCAGAAGTTCACAATTTAGAACAACGGATTGCAAAATTAAAAAGTGAAATTTGTACATATGTTGTTGGAGGTTCTATTATTTCTGAAATAGAAGAACGTTATGATAGAATTGAAGATGCTTTACTTGCTGTTAAAGCTGCTATTAGAAATGGTGTTGTTTATGGTGGAGCATATGTATATAATAACTTTTTTGGTTCAGAATTTAATTCATTAATCAAATCAAGAGAAAAACTTAATGACACTAATTTAGCATTAGGTTATCTTGCTGTAACACGTACTTTACACGCAGTATATGCAAAGTTATTATCTAATGCTGGTTATACACCTGAAATGATTCAACTATTACCTGAAAGCATTTATAATGTATCTACAAATAGCGTAGAATTAGTAAAACATACTATTATCTATGATACAGCAAATACTCAAATTCAAGCATTAAAAAATGCAATTGGTGTTGCAAAAACAGTATTTTTAACTAACTATATAATAAATTAAAATGGAAATTAAACACGGAAGTAATCGTAAAGCAGAAACACAAAAAGAAAAACAAGCAGAACTTGATACACAACAAGCAGCAGAAAGAAAAAAAGCATATTTGGAAGTAGTTGCTAATATTAAAAATTATAACAAAGATGTTGAATCTAAAGAAAAATTTGAATATTGTACTCCTGTGAATGGAAACATTGTAGTTCAGTTATATATGATTCCTGAAGGCGCATATACTGGTAAACGTCCTTTTGTTGGAGTTAACGGTGTTGATAAACAAAAACTTTTTAGAAATTTACAACCTTTTGAAACATTTGGTGTAGTCAAATCTGTATCAAAAGATTCAACATATAATGTTGGAGATTTAGTAAGTGTATCTGAAATGGTAGTTAATAAAATAGGTAGTCCTCAAGAACAAATGCTTCAATATCAACTGTTTATGTTTGACCAACCTTTATACGGATATGTAATTTTCCCTGAACATATGATTCAATCTATTATTCATGATAAAATTACATTTGAAGATGTAGAAATTATTGAAGAATAATCTTCAGGGAGTATAGCTCAATTGGCAGAGCAAATGACTGTTAATCATTAGGTTACAAGTTCAATCCTTGTTACTCCCGCAAAATAAAGTAAGTTGTTGTAATGGTATCAAAAAGGATTGCTAATCCTTCTACGTGAAAACGTATGTGAGTTCGAGTCTCACACTTACTGCTTAAAATGCTCGCGTGATGAAACTGGTAGACGTGACAGACTTAAAATCTGTTGAACAGAAATGTTCGTGTGGGTTCGATTCCCACCGTGAGTACATATTGTTTTGTAGTGTAATGGTAGCACTTTACAATTTGGCTGTAAAAGTTTTAGTTCGAGTCTAAGCAAAACAACAAGAAAGTATCGCATAGTGGCAATTGCAACAGACTGTAAATCTGTCGTCTTAAATGACATCGTAAGTTCGAGTCTTACTACTTTCACAACTATTTTACAAAAATACTATGAAATTAAAACATATAACAATTGAAAACATAAGTAATTATATTTCAGGAAACATTAAAGGAATGTTAATGGATTATGGTTTAATGAAACCTCATCAAATAGAACAAATAATGTTTAGAAAAACACAATGTCCAAAAAGTTGCGAAGAAAAAAAACAATGTGAATATTGTGGTTGTGCATATCCTTATAAATTAACAGTAAGTAAATCTTGTAATAAAAAAATTAATTTACCAGATTTAATGAGTAAAGATAAATGGGAAGAATATAAACTACAAAATAATATAGAATGAAACCTATTAACATTAATTTAGTAAAAGAAGAAATGATAGCAAAACAATATTGTTGGAAAGAAGTAGAAAATTATTCTATTGTTTTTGAAGATAGGCTGCAAAGTGCTGAATTGTTATATTCTTGGTTAACAAGTTTGTATGACCCATTAACACAAAATTTAACTGATTCTGATACACCTTTTAGTAATGACTAATTTTATCAATATTGTTACTTCAGAAATATTTGAAGGTAATCCTTTTGATAATAATCCTCATTTAAAATTTATTGAACCTTATAAATCTATTTATAATAGAGATAAAACAAAAGATAAAAAAAAAGCATCAAATGAAATGTATGCTATTTATATCATGTCATCTCCAGATGAAGATACTAATAAATGGATTAAATTATCAGAAGAAAAAAGAAAAGAAATTGTATCTGCAACATTTAAAATTGATTGGGAAGATAGTTTAATTAAACAAGCTATTGAAGATTATCCATCTAAATGTATGACTTTGGCTGAAGTTACATTAAAAGGTATTCGTGATAAACTTTCCGAAAGAGATAAATTTTTAAAATCTTGTGAATATACAGCAAATCCGTATGCTAAAGATTCTAATGGTAATTATATTGCAAAAGGTAATACATTTTTAGAAGATAAATTACGCCCAGAAAAAATAGATACTATGCTTAAAGCATCTCAATCTTTATATAAAGAATTAGCCGAAGCTGAAAAATTATTTAAAATTGAAAAAGATAATTTAATTATTAGAGGAGGGCGTATGCCAACAGATTTAGAAAATGGTGAACTATTTAGAGATATGAATTTTGATGAATGAGTTAGATTATTTACGTAAATTAAAATTATTACGAATAGAAAATCGAAAGCAATACTTAATAACTCAACCTCATTATCACCCATCTACTAAAAATTATAAAGAATTTAAAATTTCCGAAATAAAAAAATGTATATATGGACTTTGGGGTAAAGAATCAGGAGGTTATCGTTGGATGCCTCCTTTTGCTTATTTTTATGCAAATTATGTTTGGATAAAAAGTGAAAATGATAAAAAAGAAGAAATTGCAATGAAGCCATCTATTGATGATTTAGAATGGATGTTGTTTTATATGTTTAGTGAAGCATATGGTTTTAGTGGTTTTGAAAAAGATGATAAATATTCTTGCGACATAGCATTAATTGATACATATGAAATGAATTCAATTAAACCAACTACTGACCGTTATAAATATTTATATTCAGCAAATGGTAATTTAAAAACATATAAAAAACCACAAGAATATTTACACGGTTTACATTCTGAAAATCTTGGAAAACCTCTATGGTATAATAATGCAAAAGATTGTATTATATTAGGTTCTCGTGGTGCTGGTAAAAGCTATATTCTTATGGGATTAACATTATGGTTTATGTGTTTAGATGGTGCTAAATCATTGTCTAAAGATTTTGCTGAAATGAGAATATCTGCAAATGTTACTTTTGGTTCTGCTGACTCTGTATCTCAAGAAACATTTATTACTAAATTAGGTGAGGCAATGAATTATTTGTTAACTGAACCTGAATTAGGTGTTTATAAAACTAAAGGTTTAGACCCTATTCCTTTTTTAGGAAGACATATGTTAGGTCAACCTCACAAAGATTGGAGATATAGAATTATTCAAAATGGTAAAGAAAGTGGAGGTACAGGTACTTCTTTTATGCCAGTTACGTATTCACCAAACAAAAAAGGTGGTGGTACTACATCAGCAGCAGGTCAACGTGTACATTTATCTATTATTGATGAAGTTGGTAAATTACAAGTATCTGCAATCAGTGTTTGGGGTAATAACGACCCTCTTACTATTAGAACAACAAAATTTGGAGTACAAGTATTTGCAGGTACGTCGGGTAATATGGAATTAGTTCAAGAAGCTAAAAAAATGTTTTTAAACCCAAGTGATTTTAAAATGGTTTCTTTTCCAAATATATATGAAAATAGTAAAAACAATATTGGATTTTTTATTCCTGCTTTTTTAACAAAACGTGATTGTAAAGATAAGGATGGTAACACTAATTTAGATGAAGCATTAAATTACTATTTTAACAGATTAGCAGATTGTGTAACCGCTGAAAGAATTAATAATGAAAGAATGAACTATCCGTTAGTTCCCACAGATATGTGGATTATGAAAGAAAGTTCATTATTACCAAAAGAAGAAGCTAAAGCAGTAAAAAGAAAATTATTAGAAAATAATTTATATAAACGTCAAAGAAATTTTGTTAAAATTAGATGGGATGCTTTAGGTAAATATGGTGTAATGTATGATTTAATTCCTGAAGAAAAAGCTAAAACATTAGATTCTTGGTATGAAACTAAAGGAAGTAATGAAACTAAAAATAAAGGAAATAAAACAACTGATACAGATATTTGTATTTATGAATTTCCAGAACCTAATGCACCAAATGATTTGTATAAATTTATTGGCGTTGACCCATATGTTAGTGACGACATTTCTGATGGAGAATCTTTAGGTTCAGTATTCATTTTAAAAAATCCTAAATACATATCTCGCGGAATTACAGGTGATATAATAGTTGCTGAATATACAGGTAAACCACATTCTCGTGTAGAGTTTAATGAAAATGTAGAAAAATTATTAGCATTATACGGTAATCCAATTAGAAGTTTAATGTTTGAATCAAATAGAGGCGATGATATAAAAGAACATTTTTTAAAAATGAAAAAAGAAAGTCTTTTAGCTTTATCTCCAATGAAATATACAAATGAAAGAATGTTTTTAAAACAACGTTTATCTTATGGTTTTGCTGTTGGTAATGATATTGATAAATTACAACAATTAAATGATTTACGTGAATGGTTATTAGAAGAAACAACTTTTATGAAAGATGGTGTTGCTGAAATAAAAAAGAATATTGAAAGAATACCTTCAATAGGATTACTTGATGAAATTATAGAATATGATAGAGCGAATGAAAAATTAGGAAAAGCTAACTATGATAGAATTTCAGCATTTGTTGGTTGTATTGTAGCAAGACGAGAAAATTATAATGAGCTTTTAAGTAGATTTGACAGAAAAAAAGAAAGTACACATTTGTCATTTTTAACTAACAGATTTAAAAATAAAAAATGAAACTACCCAATTTACGAGTTACCGAAGTAGAAAAATTTGAAAATGACAAACAATGGTTTAAAGATTTTATCGATTATATTAGACCTTTTAATGGTTATGGTACAAATTTAATTCGTGATTTTCCACAAAAACAAAAAGGTTACAGGATATATAATAATGACATTCGTTTTGAAGATGTTAAACAAATTATAAATCCTATGAATTATTCAAAAGAAAATTTTGAAGAAGAATTGTTACCTTTTAATTTGATTCCTAAAATTGTAAATGAACTTATTGGAGAAGAATTAAAACGCAATGAAACTTATGAATTTATATTAACATCACAAGAAGCAATTACATTTAAAAATCATGAATATTCAACAGTGATTGAAAATTACATTGAGAAAAAACTTAATTTATTGTTACAATTAGAATTAAGTAAACATGAGATTGAATTATCTGAAATGAAAGATGATGAAAAGAAATCTAAAATTCAAGAAATTCAAAACACGGTTCAATCATTAATGCCAGATAAACCTAATTCTGATTTTTTATCTCAAAAAGAAATTATTGCAAATAAAATAATCAAATGGGCTTGGAATACAATGAATTTAAAACAAATTAAAAATGAATGTTTTAAAGATGCTTTAATTACAGATGAAGAAATGGTGTATGTAGGAGTAGAAAGAAATAGACCTATAATTAACAAAATTAATCCATTATTTATTTTATATCAAAAATCACCGCAAATTAAATATATTCAAGATGGTGATTGGGCGGGTTATTCATATCCTGTAACTAAAAATGATATTATTAATCATTGGGGACATTTACTTTCTGATACAGATTTAGAAAATTTATCAGTTGCTCATATTACAAAAGATATGACTTTTAATAAAGAAATACAACCTTATCATCATTCACAATTTCCTGATTATGACCAAATGTTTTTTGGTACAATGAATAATTTTTTGTTTAACGACCCTTTTTTAGGAGATTATGGTACAGGTAATTCAATTCAAAGATTTTATCAAACTTATCAATGGGTAACACATTTTGAATGGAAAGCATTTAAAAAAGTAGGTTATATAAATACAATAAATATGTATGGTGAAGAAGTAACTGATTTAGTAGATGAAACATTTAAAGTTCCAAAGTCTGCAATTAAATCAAAATTTGTTAATCGTTTCGGTGATGATAGTGAACATTGGGTATGGTTTGTTGAAGATAAAGCATATACTTTAGAGTGGATGTGGATACCCAGAAAATATGAAGTTACAAGAATTGGTAGAAACATATTTGTTAATGCAAGAGAAGTTCCTTTTCAAACAACAAATATTGAAAATCCATTTACTACTTGTAAATTAAGTTATCATGGAAGAGTTTTAACTGCAACTAATGCTCAACAAATTAGTTTAGTAGAAAGAATGTATCCTTTAAATACTTTATATATGATTTCAATGAATATGCTCACAAAGCATATAGCGCGATATAAAGGAGTTTTACAAAACATTGATACATCTATGGTAGATATTAATTTGTCTGCATCTAAAGACCCTGCTGAAGCTCTTGAAGTAACATTGAAATATATTGATTTAGGTTATAAAATATATAATAGTGTTAAAGATTTTGAATCAGGAGATAATGTTGTTACAAATAGACCAGCACCTTCTATGGATAATGCTTCTAATGCAGGAGATTTATTAAATGTTATTAGAATTGTAGAATGGTTATCTATGGAAATTGGTAATATTGTAGGTGTTTCGCCACAAAGATTAGCTCAAATGACAGCTAATAATGTAAGTGATAATCAACAATCTTTAGTTCAAAGTACACACATTACAGAATATTATTTTAATTCTCATAGTGAATTATGGAAAGAAATTTCTTTATCATTTGTTCAAGTATTTATTATTTGGATGAAAAAATGGTTTGAAGATAATCCTAATAAACAAGAGTATTTTTTAAATTACGTAATGCCCGATGGAACTAAAGAATTAATGTCTTTAAATGGTGAAATTTTAAATGAAACAGATTACGGAGTTTATGCAATGTTGTCAGGTGCAGCAAAACAATATTTCGATTCTATGGCTAATTTAGCTCATGCGTTAATTCAAAATGAACAAATGACTGTTGGTGATATATCGTCTTTATTATTAGCAATGAATACAGGTGCTACACCTACAGAAATTCACAATAAAATGATTAAATCACAAGAAGCTGCAAATGCACGTAAACAACAAATGCAGCAACAACAATTAGATTCTCAAAATCAACAATCTCAATTACAATCTGAAACACAAAAACAAATTATGCAAATGCAAATTGAAAATCGTGAAGATGAGCAATTACATCAAATGGCAATGCAAGAAAGAAAATATGAACATGAAAAAGAAATTAAAGCTATGGATGTTTATAAATTTCAACAAGAACTTGATGCAAATAATAATGGTATTCCAGACCCAATTGAAGCTGCTAAATTACAAGCTGATATAAATTTAAAAGAAAGAAAATTGTCTAATGAACGTAGTCAACAATTTGACGAAATAAAACATCAAGATGATTTAACAATTAAAAAAGAAAAATTAAAAGTAGATTTATCAAAAGCAAGAAAACCAAACAATAAATAAAAAGTTTTTGTAAAAAGTAAATAATAAAAAAATACTTTTTACAAAAACACTTTAAAAATAAAATAAATAACTAACTAATTAATTGTATTATAATGGAAAAAGAAATTACCGAAATTATTGATGATGAAGCAATTGACTTTGATTTTACTTTTGATGAAAGTAAAAAAGAAGAAAAAATTGTTGAAGAAACACATGTTGAGGAAGTCGAAGAATCTGAAGAAACATCTGAAGAAATTGAAACAAAAAAAGAAACAATAGATACTACTGTTGAATATGAACATGATACAGATTCAATTTTCTTAGATGTATTAAAACAAGAAGATTATTTAATTTTACTTGATGATGAAGGAAATGATGTTAGTTCAAAAGTTACAACATTGACAGAAGCTTTAGATTTACATGTTAGAAATATAAACAATATTGTAATTCAAAAAATTTATGAAAAAGCTGGTGAAGAAGGAGGTGTAATTTTAAAAGCTATTATTGATGATGGTATTACTAAACCTTCAGAATTATTAAAAATATTTGCTGATGCAACTACTGCTGACAAGTTTATTACTGTTACAGAAGATAATGCTGAAAC